CGAAACCATTTATATGCGTTCCGTGGGCGTTAACTTCGATGCGGACAATGATGATGAAGACGTGAGATTTGATTGAAGGGGGACAACATGAAACAAATCAGCCAGGAGACGGCGAGGGAGTTGCTGCGGGTTTTGGAATACGTTGAAGAAAACGCTGGGGAGGATTCCCCGGATATGTGGGGCATGGTTTCGCTCATTATCAAAAAGGCAAAAAAGGAACTTTCTAATGGATAAAAAAGAGCATTACCATTTCAGCCTCTACCTGGACCGGGACACGGCGGCGAAGTTCCGGGCGAAGGCTTTTGCGGAGAACAGGGACATGACGGAGGTCGTGAGGGATTGGATCAATGGCTATATCTCCCGTGAACCCCAGGAAAAACAAGGAAAAACTAAAAACGCACGCGGTGTTGGTTTTTGATGTAGAGTAAATATAGGTCAAGGTTTGCGCGCCAGTTTTATGACGCGCCACTTGGCCTTTTCTATTTGTGCGAACCTTGACCGTTTGCACAGCCCGCATTCTGCCTTCCGGCGGCAGAGAGCGGGCTTTTCTTTTATATGGACGGCCGCGTAAGACCTAGAAGGCCCGGCCCTTGACCTGGCTATCCACCAGGTCCGAGCGGTTCATTTCAAGCCTGGCGGTCCTGTTCGTGGTTTCGTGTTTTACGACCGGCATCTATTTTGAGGCCAGACAGAAGGCCATAGAATCAACCCAGGCCAACGAAAAGGCCCTTTCCAGGGCCTCTGAACAGAAAAGGCCGCTATGGGCCAAAGAGAGCAGGATAATGGCTGAAACGCAGACCAGGGCTTGCCCGGAGTGTAATGGTGAGTTAGTCCACCAGGAGGGCTGTAGGCAATGCCCACGTTGCGGCTGGACCGCATGCGAGTGAGCGCCGACCACTCCGGACACCAAGGCCCTTTAAGCAATTTCGACAGGCTTTGTCGGTGCCCAGGACCAAGAAGGCCTTGCACCCATTGGCCGGACCATCCAGGACAACAGATGGGTGCCCATTGCGACAACTGCCACAAGTATTTCAAGGCCCCGGTCTTTGTGGCCAAAGAACCTGAACCGGCCTTTAAGATTTGATGTTAAGACACTCGCAGAGGCAAACCGTAACGGCCTGAAAGCACAGAAGAACAGGCCAAGCCAAAGGGTGTGAGTTGGTTAATGCTTACGGCATGTCTGAAAAAGACTGGGCGTTAATCATGGCTCCATTGCAGGAGCTAACCGGGGTTTTCCATAGTTCCGAGGGCTAGAGAGTGAGCCGGTTCATCTGCAACCATAGAAATTACGCCTCGTACAACGAGGATTCTGAGAGGTATGTAAAAAAGGGACATAATGACAGAGACTCTGCCAGTTGCCCATAAATCCAGCGGGCATAATGGTTTCACCAATGATTGGGCTGGAATGCCCTACCCACTCAAGTACGCAAGAGCCAAGGTAATGCTGGATAACGGAGCTTCTTATTCCGAGGTCCATGCTTCTACAGGGCTGGCTCCTGCGACAATAGCTAAGGTCAAACGTGGGGAAATGGAGATTGATCATTGCATCGCTGAAACTTTGAAGAAAACGGAAGGGGTTCAATTAACCCATTTAATCCACGGAACATTGAATTCTATAACGGGTGAAGATGTACAAAAAGCCTCGTTTCTTCAAAAGGTAACTGGTGCAGGGATTTTGATTGATAAACGTGAACTCCTCGAAGGTAGGCCAACGCAGCGTACAGCGTTCGCAGACCGCAAAGACGAGGCCATAGACGCTGAAATACAGGCCTTGCAGGAGAAGCTGGGGGCGTGGGAGCAAGGGAAGATCGTCAATGCTAGCACTCAAGATGCGAAAGTGGAAACTGTTGAAGACCATAAAGATTGAGTGCTAGTCATGATGATAATAATTACGCAGATGGTTTACCGTCGAGGAGCTTTTAACGGAAGATACGTTATCGGAAGTAGAAATTGGGCTTGGGTTGAAAGTTGGCACTCGGGGCCGGGTGGCACCCCCCTCCCCCCACCCCCATGATTCTATAGATATAACGCTCTTTGAAAGTCCCTTTTCAAAAAGACCAAAATGCAAAAAGGGTTTATGGCGATAGCGACTGAAGACGAAGCGAGGACCAGGTTATCTGAGCTTAAGGAAATCCAGGCCGCCAAGAGGCGATTGGACGAATTAAAAGCGGAGTTGGAATGGCGGAAGAAGAATTGGGCGATACGGTATTACGCGATCAAGCAGGACGGGACGACGAAGGGGCCGCACAAGGGGCAGAACGCATTTCACCGGAGCAAGGCCAGGATTCGGGAAGTGGATGGGGGCAACAGGTCGGGAAAGTCAACGGCTCTTTGCAACGAGGTTGTAGCGCACGCTCTTGGATATAGGCCGTGGCTGAAAGAGGACGACCCGGATTACAAGGTCAACGTCAGGATACCGAGCAAAGGTCTTTTGGTTGGAGAGAGTTTCGGGGAGCAGGTAAAGAAGGTGCTGATCCCGAAACTGCTTGGGGACGCGGAGAACGGTGTTCCTGGTGCGATCCCGACGCAGGAGTTGCTGAGGACGAAATGCAACCCGCAGGGCGTGATTACGGAGATTGTGCTTAAGAACGGATCGAATATCCATTTGCAGAGTTACGATCAGGCGGTACCGCTCTTTGAGTCATCGGACCATGATTACGCGGCATTTGATGAGCCGCCGCCGCGTCCGATATGGGTGGCGATCCAGCGCGGATTAACGGATAGGCGGGGCCGGAGCTGGTTGGCGATGACGCCTTTAAGCGAACCCTGGATATACGATGAGATCAGGACGTTGCCGGACATGGAGTTGTTCAATTTCGACATTCAAGACAATTTGGGGTATGGGTTGACACAGGAAGGGATAGACAACTTCTCCGCGTCTTTGACGGACGATGAGAAAGAGGCGCGGCTGAGGGGGCGGTTTTACCACCTGTCTGGGCTGGTTTACAAGGCGTATGGAGCCGTCCACCGCGTTTCGAGGGCAAAGATATGGCCGAAGGGGATGCCGCCTGCGCATTGGCCGATATGGATGCACGTGGATACGCACCCCCGGACGCCGCACCACGCTGTGTACATGGCGGTGTCCCCGGATTCGAGGAAGTTCATTTGCGGGGAGTTGAAGAACGGAGACCCGAACAACAGGATCGACCCGTTTTGCGAGGCTTTGAAGGTTTATGAGAAAACGGTTTTTAACCGGGATATTGAAGGGTTCATTCGCCTCATGGAACCCGGCGCCCAGACCCCGAACCCAGTACAGGACGGGATTTCCATCTGGGATGCTTTTGCGGGGAAGGGCTTTCTTTGCAAGCCCGGGAGCAAGAACAGGGACGCGGGGATTCTCCTGATGCAAGACGCCTTGAAGCACGACCCGGAGGCGGGGGTTTACCCCATGATTTATGTCATGGACGATTTGCCGGGGGTGGACCGGGAACTAACCCATTATGTTTGGGAAGAATGGGCGCAGAAAGCTGCTCAAGGACGTACAGAGAAACAAGTCCCCAGGGACGCCAATGATCACTACGTGGAGGGAATTCATCGGATTCTTTTGGATTCGCCTTATTATGACGATGTTTCGCGGGAAGATGAACAGGAAGCGGCGAGCACAATTCGAAGCGGCAATTCGGTCGCGGGGTATTAATGAACGACGTTAAAAAGATTTTAGGGAAAGACGAGCCCACAACCGAGAACCTTGCCGCGTCCATGCGGGAGGACGAGCGGAAGGCTATTGCTAAGTGGGTTGTGGCCTCATACGATACCGACAAGCGGGCACGGAAGCCCTGGGAAGACAAGCGGAACCGCTGGTACAAACTTTGGCTCATGGAGAGGGAACCAAAGAACACGCCTTGGCCTGGGTGCTCAAATGTCTGTCTCCCTCTCATAGCCGTTTCCTGCAACCAGTTCCATGCCAGGAGCTACCAGGCCATGACGGCGGCCCCGGAAGTCGTTCAGACGCTCCCAACGGAACCCAACGATTTCGGCAGGGCCAAGCGGGTGCGGGGCTTTATGAACTGGCAGATTCAGCACGACATGGAAGAGTGGGAGGAGGAGCACGACAAGCTCTGCCTGGGCGTGCCTTTGAACGGGGTGGCGTTCAAGAAGTATCAGTACGACGGGACGTTGGAGCGGCCAGTCAGTGAATACGTGTCCGCCATGAACATCATCCTCCCATACCGGACCAAGAATTTGAGGACGGCGCGGCGCGTAACCCATGAAATACGCGAACATTACGACAATTTAAGCATGAAGAACAAAAAGAGCAAAGGCTACTACGTCGATTTTAATAAAGTCTCGAAAGAGCAGGGCCACGACGCCGGGGAAGCGGAGATTGAGAAAACAAAAGACGGGGTAGAAACGGAATCCACGGACTCTATCGAGAGGCCGAAACTTTGGCTTGAAACACACTGCTGGTACCAACGCGAGAGCGACGGGATGTTTGAGCCATACATTTTCACCGTGGATTACGACAGCTCGACATTGGTTCGGGCCACAAATCGAAAAATGAAGGTTGGCGACAAAGAATACGTGGCCCAGCATTTCGTGGACTACCACTTCATCCCTAACCCGGAAGGCTATTACAGTTTCGGATTCGGCCATTTCCTGGAACAGTTGAACGAAATGGGGAACACGGCCTTCAACCAAATCTTCGACGCGGGACGGATTTCCAATCAGCCTTTTGGGTTCTATGGGCGGCGGTTGGGAATGAAGAAGAAGGAGTTGAAGCTTTGGCCGGGACGGATGGAAGAAGTTGAAGACGCTTCCCAGGTCTATTTCCCGAACATGCAGAGGGTGGATCAGGTGCTGTTCCAGGTTTTGGGGTTGATCCAGAACTATTCGGAGCAGTTCACGTCAACGTCGGATTATCTTTTGGGACGGGAATCCAAGGGGACGAAAACCCCAACGGCGACCGGAACGACCGCAATCATAGAACAGGGGTTGGTGCTCTATACGGTCATGAT